GCTTATATGACACCAATATGTAATAAAGATTTATGTAGATTAAGAAAGCTTGGGATAGGTGCTCAAGCTCCAGATATCATAGATGAGTTTTCAGAAGTTGAACAAATTAAAGATATGAAAACAACTTATTATACATTTAAATATAAAAACATTCCTATGACCTTTGCTTCAATAGATTTAATTGATGAAAAGTCTTTTAGAACTAGAATGATGGATTATGGAATATTCTGGATGACATTACCTAAACCTAAAAAGGGCCCACCACCATTTGAAATGTTAATGGCAGCATTGATTGCAAATTCAAAACCAAGTGAGAAAGTTAAATATGAAGATACTTTAGCGGATGTTAGATATTCAGTATTAAAAGAATTCTTTGAGAAATATATGGTGCTTGATGATTTTGAAAAATTAAAAGACGGATATATTGTTAGAGAAGAAGAGAACGGACAAGATTATTGTTACTTTAAAAAGAATACATTAGACGGCTTTATTAAAAAATTATCAGGAAAGATATTCTCTAATTCATTAGAAGCAATTACTTTATTAGGTTGCGAAAAACTAGATTATCATAAAGGTCAAAAAAATATATGGAAGGTTGCTTTACCGGACTTTACGAAAAAAGAAAAAAGAACAGAAACAACAGTACAAAATAAACAAGGAACATTAACGGAGTTAGATGATGCTTACCACGCACAGCAATTTAGAACACCTAAATAGTATTAGAAATAAAACTATTAAGTATTACGGACCGCCGGGAACGGGTAAAACAAATACATTGGTTCAAGAAATATTAACAGATGCTTTGGCTCAAGGAATACGACCACAGGATATTGCTTTTATTTCTTTTACTAATAAAGCAGTTAATACTGCAATAGATAGAGCATTGTCTGCTTTTCCTAAATACACTTTAAAAGATTTTCAAAGATTTAAAACACTTCATAAATATTGTAAAAAATATTTTACAATTGAAGTCTTTGATCCACAAAGATGTATGATTGATTTTGCATTAGAGAATCAAATTATTAAAAGTTCAGATTCAAGATTAGATGATGATTCATTTATTTATAACGATTGGTCTTTACATATTTATGATAAGGCAAGAAATATGATGAAACCTGTGGAAGAAGTTTATCGTAGTGAAACATATAAGAGAGAATCTTTAGATTTATTATTAAGGAAGGTGCAAGCCTATAATAAATATAAAAGAGAAGGGGTTACTCAATATATGGACTTTACAGATATGATTGAAAAAACAATTGATGAAGTAAACTTTCCACCTTTAGAAATACTTATATTAGATGAAGCACAAGATTTTACACCACTACAATGGTCTGTTGTTTATAAAATGGCTGCTAATGCAAACAAAATATATTTAGCAGGAGATGATGACCAAGCAATTTATAGATGGAATGGTTCTGACCATAAATATTTTACAACGTATTTTCCGGGCCAGAAAAAAGTATTAACCCAAACAAGAAGATTTGGAAAAGAAATACATAGGTTTTCACAAATTGTTAGAAGAGGAATATTAGATAGTGAACCAAAAGAATTTTTGCCAAACCTAGAAGTTAAAGATAGTGTGCATCGTTATATATCTTTTGGCGATGTAGACTTTAATCAATATAAAGGTAGCTGGTACATCTTAGGTAAAATTAGAACAACTGTTAATGAACTTAGAATGATGGCTAAAGACAAAGGTTTATATTTTATGGATAACAAAGGTAATAAATCTTTTTCTGCAAATAAATGGAAAGCCATAAAAACTTGGACAAAACTATCTAATGGTAAAAAAATATTTAAAGAAGAAGCTATTAATATGTATAAATATGTAAGAGCGTTATCTAACGATTTATATAGAAAGAAAGAGTTTTGGGATCAACAAGAAAATTACAAAGAATATAGTTTTGAAGATTTAAAAGCATGGTGTGGTTTAACTTTAAAAGATGAAGTTAAATCTCAAGAATGGTGGCATGCATTAAAAAGAAATATTAAACCAACAGAAATAACGTATGTAAAAATTCTATTACAGAACTATGGGCAAGAACAGTTAAATAATGATCCTAATATCATTATAGATACTATTCATTCTGTAAAAGGAGGAGAAGCAGATAATGTTTTAGTTTATTTTAAAGCTGACTATGCTTCTCAATATCAAAACAAAACAAACATAGAGAAAATGGATGAAAAACGTGTTGTCTATGTTGCAGTAACTAGAGCAAAGTATTCATTACACTTACTGAGTTCTGATTACAAATATAATTATCCAATAGGGGAAGATTATTTAACTTACATAAAGGAGAAAAGAAATGAGCAATAAAATATTTTTTAAACAGGTAGGAGGTTCTCACTATAAAACTATGAAGATACAGCCATCTAAGTTTATAAATGAAAACAATTTACCATTTGCAGAAGGTAATGCAATTAAGTATATATGCAGACATAGATTAAAAGGAAAAAAAGAAGACATCTTAAAAGCTATTCACTATTTAGAAATGGTTTTAGAAAGAGATTACAATGACTAGTTTACAATATTCATTAACGTTTAAGAAAAGTATTTGGTTATGTCCTTCTGAATATAAGGATTTATCTAATGCAACTGAAATAGCAATTGACTTAGAAACAAGAGATGATGGAATTAATGAGGGTCTTGGTGCTGGTTGGGCTATTGGCAAAGGTTATGTAATAGGTTTTGCAGTCGCTGTTGAGGGATGGCAAGGTTATTATCCATTTAAACATTTTGGTGGTGGTAATATGATACCTACACAAGTTATCAGCTACATGAAAGAAATATGTGCTTTACCTTGTAGAAAAATATTTCACAATGCTCAATATGATTTAGGTTGGCTACAATCTATGGGTATTCAAGTTAATGGAGAGATTGTAGATACTATGGTTGCAGCAGCAATCGTTGATGAAAATAGATGGGCATATAATTTAAATTCATTAGCTAAAGATTATTTAGGAGAGATTAAAGCTGAAACTGATTTAAAAGAAGCTGCCAAAGATCATGGCATTGATCCTAAAGCAGAGATGTGGAAATTACCCGCAGAACATGTTGGATTTTACGCTGAACAAGATGCACGGCTCACGCTAAAGCTATGGGGATTTCTAAAGAATGAAATCATTAAACAAAATTTAACTACGATTTGGGAAATGGAATCTAAACTACTTCCTATTCTAATTAAAATGAGACAAAGAGGAATTAGAGTAGATGTAGATAAAGCCCAAAAAATGATTAAAGAATTTGAATTACAAGAAAAAGAAACTTTAATTAAAATAAAAAATATAACCGGAAAAGATATAGATATCTGGGCGGCAAGACAAATAGGAGAAGCCTTTGATAAATTAAAAATACCTTATCCTAGAACGGCTAAGAGTAATGAACCTAGTTTTACAGCTAACTGGTTAACTAATTGTAATCATGAAATAGCTAAACTTATTGTTCAAGCTAGAGAAATAAATAAATTTCATGCTACTTTTTTACAAAGTATTATGAGATATCAAATTAAAGGAAGAGTTCATGCTGAAATCAATCAATTAAGATCAGATAATGGTGGTACAGTATCAGGACGTATCTCTATGTCTAATCCAAACTTACAGCAAATTCCTGCTCGTAATAAAGATTTTGGCCCTAAGATTAGATCTTTATTCTTACCTGATGAAGATCATAAGTGGGGTTCCTTTGACTATTCACAACAAGAACCAAGAATGGTGGTGCATTATGCATCATCCGTTGGTTATGAAGGAACACAAGAACTTATCAAAGCATATGAAAATGCTTCTGCTGATTTTCACCAAACAGTTGCTGATATGATTGGGATTGATCGTTCACAAGCTAAAACAATTGGTTTAGGTTTAATGTATGGAATGGGTAATACCAAACTTGCAACATCTTTAGGATTATCTAAAGAAGAAGCAGAAGATGTTATTATTAAATATAACAGAAAAGTTCCATTCGTTAAAAAACTTATTAATCTTTGTATGGATAAAGCATCTAAAGAGGGTGCAATTAGAACTAAAAAAGGTCGTAAGTGTAGATTTGATAAGTGGGAACCTAAAGATTGGGTAATGGTAAACTCTGAAAACTTTGAAACAGCCGTTGCTAAATTTGGTGGACAAGAAAATATTAAGAGAGCAGGAACCTATAAAGCACTAAATAGATTAATCCAAGGTTCCGCAGCCGACCAAACTAAACAAGCAATCATTGATTGTCATGAAGCAGGACATACTCCACTATTACAAATCCATGATGAGTTATGTTTTAACATCAAAGATGAAGTTAAAGATGTTAAACTTATTAAAAAGACTATGGAAAATTGTATAGAATTTAAAGTTCCAAGTCTTGTAGATGTAGCTATTGGTAATAGTTGGGGGGAAGTTGAATAACAGATATGCCTTATAAATGCGAAGAAGTAAGAAAGAAGTATCATAAAGAATACCTTAAAAAATGGTCTTTAAAAAATACTAAAAAAATTTCTGAAATTAAATACAAATATATGAATAGTGAAAAAGGTTTTGTAAAAAAATGTATTTCATCTATTTTTTCTCCAAGCAGAATAAAAGAAAGAGGACTTATTCCTATTTCTACTAAAGTAGAAATATTAAATTATTTTAATGAATATGTTAATAAATGGGGAAGAGTTTGTTTCTATTGTTTTGAACCTTGGACTTATAAGAGAAAAAAATATGACGTAGGTGCTGGTAGATTTTATAAAAAATTTAAACAAAATATAAAAAATTTTTCTATAGATCGTTTTGATAATGATAAAACTTATAGCCTTGATAATATTGTATTTTGTTGTACTAATTGCAATTCAAGTAAAAATAGAATATCTATTAAATTAATAAAACGTTTATATGAAATTATAAAAGAAAAAGGATTGTAGCATGAGTCAAATTTCAGGGATCACGGCTCTCGGGCCTTTAAAAACTATACATCCACTATATCAAGTGTTTCCTATGCGATTAGAAATGGTTCACTTTGATAATATAATTAATTGCGATCACAAAGAACACGCAACAGACCTAAGAGATTTAATAGAAGATATTGGATTAATTTGTCCAATAGTTTTATCTAAAAAAGAGGATAAGTATATCATAACTGATGGATGTAGCCGATATAACTTCATAAAAGAACACGCAAATTCTTCTATTTGTTATATAGCAAAAAATATAGATGAAGAAAAATTCTTACAACAAATGAATAAAAAACTATTTAAACTTCACACGGAAGAAAAAATAATAAGAAGTTTTGAATTTTTATTTCAAGACGATATTGTTGAGCACACAGCAAAGTGTACTTACCTGTTCTCTGAGGGCGTTCCCAAAGAAAAAATGTTAAGATAAAAAATTTAAGAAGCGATATCTAAATCTTCTTCTAATTCTTCTCTTACTCTGAATACAGCTTGTTCTCTCAACTGTCTTTTAATTTCTTTCAGTTCGAGTTCCAACTGCATCATATCTAAAGTCTCTTCTCCTTGTTCTAGAAATTTTTGATTCCATTTAGATTCTAAAATCATTTTTCTAGCAATGAGAGACTGTTCATTATGAACCATTTAGTTCCTCATATGTTAGGAAGACTTTGGATGGGGAGTATGTAATTTCTTTACTCCAAGTTCCTCGGCCTTCTCTAAGCTCTTTAATGAAGTTATTTTTCGCCTCATCATCATCTACTGCCTTTACGTCAAGTACTATACGTTGACCAGCATATCTAGCGGTAAAGCGATATGACTTCATAAGATTATCTTATATAACTTGGGAGGCATTGTCAATATTCCTTGACATTAGCATAAAATATCCTTAAAAACAAATATTATGATTAAAACAATGATAAAAAGGTATGTGTATAACTTCAAAAAATATACGTCTAAGCAATACTATATGGATGAACATCCAGATGGTAGGTCTTATCCGCCGTTATATAAAAGATTATACATATTTTGGAAACTAAAATCTGAGCCTACATTTAATGAAAGAATGGATTATTGGCGAAGACTACACCCATAGGAAATACAATGGACATCAGTAAATGGAAAAGTGTTGCAATAAGAATTGATGACTACAAAATACTTAAAAGTCTTTGTGGAAAGAAATTTAGAGCCCCTGCAAGTATGATATCTAAATTAGTTCATGATTATTGCAAGTACCAAGCCTCAAAAGAAAAAGTAAAATACGAAGTTTTTATAAAAAATTTACTTAATGGAAAACATTAGGGTTGCATAATTCGTTATTTGTGTTAATTATTTAACATGAATAACGAAAACGACTCCATCCAGACAGAATTTCTATACTGTCTTAGCTTTTTATCCAAAAAACTAACTAAATTTCAATACGAGCTCATTTGTCACATCATGTTTAATCTTTATATGGGTAAAACTTATGGCTTTGATCCTGCTTTTGATGAAAGATTTCTGCCTTTATGTAAAATGTATTGGCATAGTAAAGGTAAAAATGACTTTAATCCAAAAAATATTCCTGAAAGTGATGGAAAAGCTATAATATTTAAAGTGTATGATGGTGGCAAAACGAAGAAATAAGATTTACAATGTACGTATGAAACGTACAAATATCTTTAAACCTCACAGACTGGAAAACGTGCTAGATATAGATTATTCGTCATGGTCTGGACAGGAAATCACAGAGTTGTTATTAGCAGTACATGATAACTACGATTATTTTGTTAAAAACAAACATAGTCCTGAGATGATACTATATTACCATGACATACTCAGTAGACTTATTAAGACTTATGGGCATTGAATTTGCTCAAACCATTTTGGAAGACAAAGAGATAGCTTCCGAACAAAAGCTATGGCGTGGTGTTTTATGTAATGCTATTGAAGATACCATGCAAGGCCTATCCGATCGTAAAACAAGTATCTTTAAAATGGAAGCTCACGAATGGATAATTAATAATGACGAAGATTTTCAAAAGGTATGTTATTGGTCAGGCTTCGATCCTGATTTAGTTAAAGAAAAATATTTACAAGCAGTAAAACGGGGCGATATAAAATTTACAGAAAAACAAATAAATTGGATTAAATATTATAGGCATTATGAAGCCTACAAAAAAGAAACTGATAAGGAAAAAAGAAAAGAATGTAAAAAAATGGCAGATAAGTGGCGGAATATTGTTTTTAATAGTACAACAGCTTTAGTCACATCATTTTTAATTACTTAAACATAGTTGATCCCATAAATTTTATTTGAGATCATACCTGCCGAAAGGAGTATCTCATGGCTAAGAAAAAAGAAAGTATACAAGACATCTTAGATAGAATTAATGAAGACATTGAAACTATCAGAGAAAAAGTCGAAGAATTAGAGTCCCAAACGGATGACTCTGATTTTGATGATGAAGATGAAGATGAGTAAATACAAGCAAAATTAGTGTAATTGACTTATACTAAATTTGATAATAAAATCAATGACATAGAGTATCACACTCTATTTTTTCCTTTCATTGTTTAAAGTTTCCTCCCTCTTGAAAAAGAGGGAGGTTTAACTATATAATGTCACAGGTTGTACCATGTGGGTAGACCTAATTAACTTGCTTAAAAAGGAGTAAATTATGACAAACCTAGAAGTTTTCAATAATTTAAACAAACAATTATTCAACGGATCAACAAAGTTTTTTGATGATGCGTTTGAAACAATTTTTGACAGTTGGTCAAAAGTTCAATCTTTCCCATTTTACAATGTAGTAAAATACTCAAAAGGTAAATATGGTTTAGAAATCGGTTTAGCTGGATACAATAAAGAAAATGTACTTGTAG